TGCAAACGCACAAAATTGTATTGAGCAACAGGGCGGGATCCTCTGATGACAAAAAATCTAGATATTGGAGCAAATTCGTCGTCATCGACTTTTTTGACAAAAATACGAAAAATTGAAGCTTTTGCAATAAAGGCGGTTATCGTTCCAGATTGGACTTGAATGTTGTCTTTGTCGTAGTCTTTTAACTCGCTAGGGCTTGGCAGGCTGTTAAAAGCACAAAGCCCGTTTAACTTTTGATATACCGTGCTTTTGATTCCAAGCTCGGTAACGACAGCAGGGCGATTGTTGCGAACACTTGCAGTTTCAACTCTTGTTAAAGGGAAAAATCCCTCACCTACACCTTGCGGCCCAGCGTCTGGAAAACTGTCGCCAATGTATTCTCTATCAGGATTGACAACTTTTTTCTCGCTGACAATGCCGACTTTTTTAAAAATTGACTGACTTGTGTCAATACACTCAAGAGTAATTGTCTGACTTTTAGCCTCTTCGCCGCTTTCAGATTTTGAAATAAACCGAGGGACTTGTCTCTTGATAACTTTCCACGTTGATCCACCAATATCAAATAATTCGCCAACTTGCAAAGCGTCATCGGCTGCAACCTGCAGTGCCTGCACACTCGTGTTAATATCGTCAACGGACTCTTTGCCGTTCCCTTTTTTGTAAAATTTTCTAGGAATAGTCGTGCTAGAAATAAGAAAACTTGCCCTATCTCCTACTTCAACAGATATTGTTCTCGTTAAATCGTCCCCTGAGGTTGTGTACTCTGTACTGCCTCTTGTAATTTTAATTATGCCCATCCTGGGGCTGTAGTTTCTGCCAGCGCCTTCTTGGCCTTGTTTAATTAAATCATTGAGAGGCCCTTTTTGTCTGTCTCGGCTGTCCTCAAGCAATTCTTCGTTTTGATCACCTGCAATTTTGATGCGCATAGCCATGGCTGCGCCTTTACTTTCTTTGCTTCCTGAGTCAATAATTGAAACAATTCTATAGTTCAGCCTGTAAGACTGCCCATTTGCAATGGGCGCGTAAATACCAAACTCGGTTGAGTTAATTGGGCTATAGGCATGACAAAAAGCAGTTTCATCGTTTTGCTCACCTGAAGTTGGAGCACGAAAAACAAAATCATCATCACCGTTGCCCACGTCTGAGTCACCGTTAGATTCGCCTCTCGTTCCATAGGCCAAATCTGCAGCCCGTATATACGTTTTGTCCCCCTGATAACCTTTCCAATAAAAAGCATACATGTCTTCATAGACAGGATCTAAAGTGTTATTTCCCAGAAAAAGACCTTTTTGGCTTGGTGTTGCTATGCCGCTGTCAGTAGCAATTCCTTGCTCTCCAACGACGTAAAGCAATTTAGCCCGCTGCAAAGTTCCATGGCTAAATATCCGCGACCAAATAAGCTTTGGCGTAACCAGCATTCCGCCGCCATTGTCTTCGCTGTATAAACCAAAAATTAAAGGAATAGGCGACTCATACTCTGCTAGCTCAGCAAGAGTGTCAAACCCTTTTGTCGGTGTAAAACGAGACGCTCCAGTGACATCACCAAGCGAAATGGCGCCGCCCCCACGGGACCCAGGCATTTTGGGTTTTGGCGTTAGCAAGTAAGAAACACCAGTCAGTACAAGACCGATGGCTACATTTGTAAGAATGATCGCTGTTGCACCTTTACCTACGCTTTGAGTAGCTAGATAACTTGCAATCGCAATTGTTCCAACCCCAGAAGCTTGAATATCAGGGATGTGCTCATACTCGGCTGGTCTTATCGCGCCACGCTTTTTTGCCTCAGCCGCAAACTTTCTATACTCTTCTTCCGTTAAACCAATGGTCTGTATTAACTGCTTTTCATACGGAAGCAGTGGTATTTCAAAAACAGTTGGGCCGAAGACCACTGTGTTTTTTCCAGCACCGGATGAACGTAGAGAATTCCCGTCGCCCACATCACTGCGAATGTCCAAGACCGCTCCGGCAGCAACAAGATGTCTCCATCATACTGAGGCTGATCTACTCGGGAACCCCAAGCAAGCAGGTCGCGGCAAACCTGCCATTTGCTTGCTTCATACCAAGACTGCTTGAACGGTGGCGCGTCAATGCTCATCCGTTCCAACGCCTGATAACAGAGGTGGATGCAATCGATATAACCGTCACTGCCGTCAGCGCCCAGCCGATACGGCAACCCGATTAGATCACTGCAGTCGGACATTGTTGGAAGTAGGCAGGTTGCCAATCAAACGCTGTGTCAACGAACGCCTTGGCACGTCCGTTCCAACAGCATCCAATACCGAACTGAGCTGCAAATTTAGAGACACGTTGTCCCACTGCCCATTGACAACCTGTCCGACAAACGAATGGACCCTAGTGTGGCTTCCAGAAGCGTCGTCAACATCCACGAGCAAAACCTCAACCTCTACAACGTAGTTATCGCTAATAGCTGTATCGGCCAATCCTCGCGACAAAGTATTGTTTGGAAAAACTAAACTTGCCTCTAGCCCGTCACCAGTACGGTTGACCGTGATGCCAGAAAAACCAAACGGCACAAACAGATATGTTTTGCCGTCATATGTCGCTTCAGTGCCAATATAAAAGTTTTGAAAGCGATGCAGTATCTCGGCTTTACGCTTGATCCGCACCACATGGGCAAACGCATACTGGCTCACATTCCTAACCTCTTACGAGTGCTGCTGCTCATCTGCAGTCGTTTAAGCGTTTGTTGCTGACCTTGTTTAGCACCCTCATCAGCTGCTCGCTGCATACCAGCCTGGAACTGATCAGCTGTCACGTAGTCAACGCTGTTAATGCGTTCCACGCTAAATCGAACGTCGATTGGCGCGGCAACTGCAACACCACCACCTTCGCCTGACGTTCCAAATCCTCCTGTTTCCGGGATGACAGAAGATCCGCGAGCACCACGCGAGTAACGCGCCATGCTTTCACGCATCTTGCTTTCAGGAATGATGTACTCAGACTCACCGCCTTCACCGACAACAGTATTTGTCGGGCCAGAAACATAACCGCCTTCAGCGGCAAACATCGGCAACCCTGTGCTTGAAAGCAGACCCCTGACCGCAAACTGCAAGAACATCTTGCCGATGTCCTTAAGAAGCCCAGACACAGTTTCCTGCAGGGTTTGAGTGCCATCGATCGCACCCATTATTCCGTCAACTATTGAGTTTTCAATCGCAGTGCCAACGTTTTTATAGAGATCTTCTAGTTTTTTCGCCTGCTCGGCTTGTTTGTCTGCAATTTCTTGTTCTTTTTTGGCGCGATCCTCAGCCGCATCTTTCAAGGCTTGCGTGACATTCTCTTGCGCAAACAACGCCTCAAGCTGTTCTTTGATGTTGTCGCGCGTTTCAGCAGATAACAGTGGGAATTGTTCATCAACATTCGCCTGATCAATTTTTAACTGCAGCATCTTTTGCTCGTCTGAGGTTAGTGCGGTCGCAAGTGTTTGACGCTCCTCAAGTGTTTTCAGCAACTTGCTAGCCGCTTCCTGCTGCCGTTCTAAATCGGTTTTTCCTGTCTTTTTTTCTTTCTTTTCATCAGGCTTGGGAAGGCCGCCAGTAGGCTTAATTTTATTTTCAGGCGCCGCTGGATCTGCAACTTTAGGGATAGATTTTCGCAGTGCCTCGGCATTGTCACGCAGCCGCTTTAGAGCACGCCTTATTTGTTGCGCTTTCTGGCCCGTTGCATCCTCAAGCTCAAGCTTTTTGAGGCTAATTTCTTGCTCAGTCTCAAGCAATTTTGCACGCGCAGCTTGCACCGCAGCAGCGTCACCGCCCACCGCTGCGTCTGCAATTCTTTCTGACTCGTTTCTGTAACCAGCAAGCGCCACGGCCGCAGCTGTTATGCCTGCAGCTAACGCAACAAACGGGTTCGCCACGACAAGAGCGAACAGAGTCTTGACGAAAGGGATTGCTGCCGCTGCAGCTGCTTTCAGCGCAATAATTGCAGTTGCCGTGGCACCGACGCCTAATGCGGCTTTACCCACAGGCTCAGGGATTTTGTTGATCAGATCAAACAAATCCGTGAGGGCCACTAACGTTCCTTGGACGGCAGGCTCAACGCCTTGCGCTAACCGTTCCTGAAAATCACGGAAGCTTTCTTGAAGAGAATCAACAGCGCCTGCATAGCCTGCAGAACCTGCAGCTCTTGATGCGTTTCCATATTGAGTCTCAATCTCCCTCAAGATCAGGTCCTGCGCTTCAAGCTGCTTGCCTGATTCAACCAGCGCCTTGATTTGTTTCTTTTGCTGATCAGTAAACGTCGTGCCAGAACGCGACAGGGCAGTCAGGCCGCGCACCGGATCTTGCAATGCTTTGGCTAGCTGCAACAGCGAGCTTCTGACATCTTGACCTGTGATTTGAGCAACGTCTGCCGCAGCCTCGGCGACACGCTCAAAACTGTTGACACCAATACTGGTAAAGCTGGTTAGCAGAGCAAAACCAGCATCGAAATCCTCTTGGTTAAACAGGGTTGCTTTTCCAAGCTCGTCAGCAGCCTTTTGCAGCCGTTTAAGCTCCGCCTCTCCTTTACCTAACTTTTGCAACCCGTTGGCCAATGCAGCCGCATCGGCCTGACGCTCGCCAAGGACGTTGAGGCTTCTGCTAAAGAAAGTAACGGCACCCGTAATCGCAACAATGGATGCGGCTGTCGTTCTAAACGACACGCCCATCCGCTGAATGTTGCCAGTCGCAGTTGCCGCTCTTTTTTCAGTCTTGCCAAGCGTGTTGTTGAGCTTTTGGCTAGCGCGGTTGGTCTGCTGCAACGCATTAACAGCATCCCGCGCGTCAACTCTTAGTTTGACGTTGGATTCTGCCACGACAGACCACCAGCACTACTAGAAGTCTACCGCCGTCGCATTTTTGCGCGATCCATTGCTTTTTCTTCTCGCTGGGCTTTTACCTCGTAATAAGCAGCAAAATGCACAAGCTCCGCATCGGTCAGTTCCGTGCGGAGCCTGCTTACAGTCATACCCAACTCGCAGGCCAGAAAAAACTCAAAATTGAGCCAACTGTCCTGCTTTATTCGTTTTTTGCTTCCTCCAGGTCAGCCTCTTGATTCAGCCCAAACAAGAACAGCTCGATCTCATTAAGCACGTTTTCTGGCAACTGGCGTTGCAGCTTGGCTGCATCAGCAGAGGCAAACGCTTTGGTGCCATCCTCAAGCTCTGCCATTTGACACAGCATTTGCGTGCTGATGTCCAAAGCTTCATCAGTACCAGCCAAGCTCTGCGCCTTTTTGCGATCTGCGCGTGTGATTGGCTTGAAATACAACTCGACAATTACGTCGCCAGCTGCATTTTTCAGCTCGAACTTGCGGCGCTGGTTAAGGTCAAAAGCCTCAACCAGCAGATCCACAGTGCGATTGTTAGCAGACATTCAATAGCTTGAACGAAACATTCAAACTATAGCCTTATCATTGAAGGTTAGAAGTGACGTCACCTGAGG